AAAATTAGAAACTAGGTAATCTAGTATAACTTCTTTTCTTTTATATTTTCTTGAAATTTTAACAAAGAATATTCTATCTGTTCTCTTCCAGAACGAATCTCTTGTTGCAGAGGATTTACCACCATATTTAATATAATCATAATCACCTTTTCCAAAGTGTGCTTTCAACGCACAGTACATAATATAAACATCAACAGGTTGCACTTATATTGGTAAACTCGCAACTTTAGGTAGGAAGTTTAAATCTCTTGCGTTTGCTTCAATCTTCTCTTTTAGACCTTTGGTAATTAGACTTGATACCTTTTCTGGTTCTATTTGATTATCTTTGCAATATAATAATACTGCGTCCATGTGTGTTATTTCTTTTTCTTTTGCGATTCGTTCTATTTCTAGTGAGAACACTTTGGGTGTTCCTAAATCTATTTTAGGTGTTGGTAAACTCATTATATCTCCATTATATGTGTGGGGATTTTTAGGCCCCCACAATATTAACTTATACTTTATAGTTCAGCACAAGCATAACAATTGATTTCTAAACCAACTGATACTTCTTTTATTGTAGGTGTCTTCCACATACTTCTTCTCCTTAACGGTTAAGTTGGTGAGTATTCTGTTACTAGGAACTCACCGTAACCCTATCCGATTAAGCAGCTAGTGCGTAATCTTGAGATGCAAAATTATCGTTTGCATTTACTTTTTTGACTTATAAGGCTGTCAACCCATAACTCTCCATTTTACTCCAGCACCAGTCGAACCTATTTCGCCCCCTAATTCGGAACTATCTAGGTTGGTGGAGGCGTGGGGTATCGCACCCCAGTCCTGTCTACTCTTGTTCCACTTCAACAAGTTATCTATTATATATACCATACTTGCATTGGTTTTGTCAATAGTAAATATAGGATTAAAACCTTGCAAGGAATCTACCTATATGATGAACCCAAGGCAATAGAGTTGCAGCCATAAACAGGTTAACCCCTGTATGTGCCATTGCAATTCTTAATGTATCACCTTTGGGCATACCATCAGATACCAGAAATCCTGCTAACCATATCGTTCCTGTTGTACCTAGATTTGCACCTAATACACACGCAATTGCAGCTGGTAAAGGTACAGCACCAGATGCAACTAATGCTATGATTGCAGTCGTAGATAGACTTGACGATTGCCAAAGTAGTGTCATAATAATACCACCAAAGAACATAAAAAGAATGTTACCAGTAAACCATGAGAGATGTTCTAAATTTCCCATTGATTTCATACCACCAGAAAACATTTTCAGTCCAATATAGAATATAACAAGACCTACTAAAACTGTTAATATAGGATTACCTAACTCCATTTTCACCACCTTCTTTTGTAATTTTTTTATATTTTTTTTCATTTAAAACTTAAATGATTGGTCTATAAACATTGTACCAGCTTCCATACCAGAACCAGTTCTTTTTCTTTCGTATGCAAATTTAAACTTTCCAAAGTGTATTGTTTCTTTACCGACATACAGTCTTAGTTTTGCACCACCATGTTCGTTATCCATGTCGTGATATAATCTGTAACCAGCTGAATCTATGATATCTCCAGATGATAAGTTAAATGTTAATAGTAGTGTGAAAATTGTTAAGATATATTTCATAATTTATTCCTATAATATAATGGTGGAGCCAGAGGGGATTGAACCCACGACCTCCTCGTTGCAAACGAGGCGCTCTCCCAACTGAGCTATGGCCCCACAGTGGTGCCGATGGCAGGGTTCGAACTTGCGACCTGATGATTACAAATCAACTGCTCTACCAACTGAGCTACATCGGCACTTAATTAACCAGCAACCCCACTTGCACTTCGTGAGTTTTGATGGTATACGTTTTGGTCATCTGCTTTGTAATCGTCATTCCAATCAAATGCTTCTTTGACTACATTAGTAGATAAACCTTTATACATTTGGTGAACCTTTTTATCTTTAGCTGCAATTAGCAACTTTGCTTCACTGTCATGTAATCCCTCTAACATCTGTATAAACATTTGTTCTTTCTTATGTTGAGGTGTTTGTGCGTCTGCACCTTTAATAAAGTGCCACAACTTTTTACATTCCATTGCAAGAACAGTATGTTCTGTTCCAGCAGGTGCTTCATTTGGTCTATATGGAACTTCACCCTCTGGTATTGACCATTCTATATTTGGGTCAAAAGAGGATTTGAGTACCATACGCAAACCTTCTGTATTGTTTTGTTTCAGTATTAATACTTTCTGTTCTTTGGTCTTTGCCTTATGAACCTTGTCAAGTATCTCTGAGTATAATAGTGTTGAACCAGCCATTAAAAATCTCCTATTGAATCTGTTAGTTCTTTTAATTTGTTTTCTATGAAGTAAGTTAATATCTTACTTCTATCTCCTGATGGAGCTTCATTGAATGTATCTAGGATTGACTTTTGTAAGTCGTCTGGTGTATTATCTAAATTAATCAACTTATGATTTCTTTGATAATTTCTTTTCACTTCTTCACTCATTCCAGTTTCACTATTTAACCATGCTTCAATTTTCTTTTTACTTAATGGTCTTTGTCGTAGACCTTCTACAAATGTATGGTCTGGCGATAAGACATTAGGTACTCCATCAGATGAATCACCTTTTAATATATGTTCTTTTATATAGGTATCTGGATTATGTCCATTTACATACTTCTTTAATATAGGACTATACTGTTTTACATTCTTGTATTTTTGTAATTGTATAAAGTCTTTATCACCAGATATAATCATAACCTTTTGGTCTTGATACTCTTTACATAATGTACCTATAACATCATCAGCCTCTGCACCATACACTTCTACATATTTGTATGGTAGTATTTCTTTAAACTCTGATTTGATAGCATTAAGTAATCCAAATATCTTATCCCAATCTTTGGTATCATTCTCTCTACTTTTCTTACGATTCTGTTTATATTGTGGAAAGATTTCTCTTCTCCAATAATGTCTAGAGTCATAAGTTAGTACAACTTCTCCATATTCTTCTTTGAACATAGTTCGATACATACGAATAGAATTAAGTATCATATGTCTTACCATATCTTCTTCAAGTTCTTCTGACTTAGTCATGTGAAAGTTCATCATCACACTAGCTAAAGTTATTTGGTTCATGTCAATTATTATCATTATGTTTCCAATACGCATTAAAACTCATTGACCTTCTTTCACCCTCACAATAGAATGGGTAAACAGAATGTTTTAACCAACTAGGAAAAACTAACATCTGTCCTACTGTTGGTTTAAACATCAATGTGTCACTTCTAAAATCTGCTTTCTCACCATGTGAGAATTCTATTAATCCACTAGCTGGGTAGTGGTCTTTCGTTTCTTCGTTAAAATGATTTTCCATATCATCTGGTAGTTTTAGATATATCACACCAGAAAAGTGTCCACTATGTGTGTGTATTGGATTGTATTCGTGTTTGTATTGTGATACTATCCAACTCTGTGATAATAGAATATTTTCTTCAGACGGTTCTGTACCACCATTTTTTGCCCACTCATATGCACGACCTAGTTCAACCATTTTTCTTAGGTATTGAACACAAGCCTGTCTTAATATTGATAAGCAATATCCTTTATCATTTTCTGGAACAGGTATAGAAACTTCTTTGTGAACCTTACCAACTAGATTATCAGAGAAATCAAACTTCTTTGATAGACCATCATCTTTTAAAACTTCATCACCAGTATTGTTTATAATGTTAATAAACTTTTGTGGAACTTGAGATTCCATAATTGTAGGACTAAATTTCTCCCACCATATTATATTATTATTCATCATTAAAAATACTTTCCATAATATACTTTTTTTCGTTATCTATCAATTCTCTTTGTTCTTTTATTTTTGTCATCTGTACTTCTAATTCTTTAGCAATATCTTTTATTTTTACTTCTCTGATATTAGTTTTAGGAAATGTTATTACATTATTCTTTGTCATCTTTTTTATCCAATAATTTGATTAATCTACTACTGTCAAAGTTTGCATATCTATCATTATCTCTTACATCAAGACCAACAATTGCGTCTATAAATTTACTCATAGG